CTGGTTGAAATACAGGCCAAATCCGCACCTCAACAGACGGCACAACCTGGACCACTCGTACCTCCAACTTTGGAAGTACAACTATAAACTCAGTAGCCTATGGCAACAACCTTTGGATAGCAGGTGGCTATACAGGCCAAATCCGCACCTCAACAGACGGCACAACCTGGACCACTCGTACCTCCAACTTTGGAAGTACAACTATAAACTCAGTAGCCTATGGCAACAACCTTTGGATAGCAGGTGGCTATACAGGCCAACTCCGTACCTCAACAGATGGCACAACTTGGACCACCCAAACCTCTAACTTTGGAAATACACAGATACGCTCAGTAGCCTACGGCAACAACCTTTGGATAGCAGGTGGCTATTACGGCCAACTACGCACCTCAACCGATGCCGTAACTTGGACCACCCAAACCTCCAACTTTGGAAGTACAACAATACGCTCAGTAGCCTACGGCAACAACCTCTGGGTAGCAGGTGGCTATGCAGGACAACTCCGCACCTCAACAAATACACCATTTTATAACAATATAAAGTCAATATCTGCATTTGGAAATAGAGAATTTGGATTAATAGCAGATAATAATTTTGTTACTAGTAATAATTTAATTTCATATACCCAGCAAAATTTACAATGGACCACCCAAACCTCCAACTTTGGTAATACAGGTATATCATCAGTAGCCTACGGCAACAGCCTTTGGATAGTAGGTGGGTATTCAGGACAATTGCGCACCTCAACAGATGGCACAACCTGGACCACCCGCACCTCCAACTTTGGAAATACACAGATAAACTCAGTAGCCTATGGAAATAACCTTTGGGTAGCAGGTGGCTATACAGGCCAACTCCGTACCTCAACAGATGGCACAACCTGGACCACCCAAACCTCTAACTTTGGAAATACACAGATACGCTCAGTAGCCTACGGCAACAGTCTTTGGATAGCAAGTGGATCTACAGGACAATTGCGTACCTCAACAGATGCCATAACCTGGACCACACAAACCTCCAACTTTGGAACTACAATTATATACTCAGTAGGCTACGGAAACAACCTCTGGATAGCAAGTGGAGATATAGGCCAAATCCGTACTTCAACAGATGGCACAACCTGGACCACTCGTACCTCCAACTTTGGAAATACACGTATAAACTCAGTAGCCTATGGCAACAACCTTTGGATAGCAGGTGGAAATGGAGGCCAAATCCGTACTTCAACAGATGGCACAACTTGGACCACCCAAACCTCCAACTTTGGAGGTATAGATATACAATCAGTAGCCTACGGCAACAACCTTTGGATAGCAGGTGGAGGTACAGGCTTCATCCGCACCTCAACAGATGGCACAACCTGGACCACTCGTACCTCCAACTTTGGAAATACACAGATACAATCAGTAGCCTACAACAACAACCTTTGGATAGCAGGTGGAGGTACAGGCCAAATCCGAATTTCCTACACCCCATCAATAAACCCAACTATTACATCAATAAACACAAATATATTAGCATCAGATCAAGGAGTAATCTATCCATTTAATACATCAAATTCTACATATACCCCAATTAGAACAGGAATTTTAGGCGGTGTAGAAAAAGTAAGTTATTCTGATAACACTTATTCAATATATGTAGATGGGAAAACAGTATATACCTGGACCACCCAAACCTCCAACTTTGGAAATTCACTTATATTCTCAGTAGCCTACGGCAACAACCTTTGGGTAGCAGGTGGTTATGCAGGCCAACTCCGCACCTCAACAGATGCCATAACTTGGACTACGCAAACCTCAAACTTTGGAACCTCTTTTATATTATCAGTAGCCTACGGCAACAACCTTTGGGTAGCAGGCGGGACTTTAGGAACACTACGCACCTCAACAGATGCCATAACTTGGACTACCCGCACCTCCAACTTTGGAAATACACAGATAAACTCAATAGCCTACGGCAACAGCCTTTGGGTAGCAGGTGGTTACACAGGACAACTCCGCACCTCAACCGACGGCACAACCTGGACCACCCGTACCTCCAACTTTGGTGCTACATCTATAAGATCAGTAGCCTACGGTAACAGCCTTTGGGTAGCAGGCGGCTATAGCGGCCAACTCCGCACCTCAACAGATGCCATAACCTGGACTACCCGTACCTCAAACTTTGGAAGTACAAATATACGCTCAATAGCCTACGGCAACAGCCTTTGGGTAGCAGGTGGTTACACAGGACAACTCCGCACCTCAACAGTAAACCAAAACCTTGGTATATATGTATCAACTGATGGAGTTGCATGGACTACTCAAGCATTGACATTACCAATATCTAATTCTAATTTAACTGATATTGAACTTGCATAATTTGACAAAAATTACTATTGCCAAATCCCTAGTAGATATGATAGAATGAATCTATATGTTAAATAAAAAACAATTTTACTTTATGGCGGGACTTCCAAGATCTGGTAGTACTCTAATATCATCCATATTAAATCAAAATCCTAATATTTATTCATCAGCAAATTCACCTATGTGTGGAATGATGTTTAATTTAGAGCGTAGTATTTTGGCATCAGAACAGTACTCTGCATATCCCAAACCTGTAGTAATGCCAAATACAATTATGGGGGTATTAGAAGGATACTACTCTGATACAAATAAATCTATCATTATTGATAAATCAAGAGAATGGTCAATGCCTGAACATTTCGGGGTATTGCAAAGAAATCTTGGATATGAACCAAAAATAATACTACCAGTAAGAGGAGTAACAGATATCCTTGCATCATTCATAAGTCTAGTTAAGAAAAATCCAAATAAAAATAATTTTATTGATTCTGAAATACAGACAAGACAAGAATTTAATTTTTACCGTCCAGCAGATGATATTAGGTGTGATAGTTTAATGAGGCCAAAAGGTATTATTGATAACTGCTTATACGGTATAGCATTTGCAATGCATCCAGATAATAGAAAGTATTTCCATTTTGTAGAATACGATGATTTAATAGTAAATCCAGAAGAGGAAATTAATAAGATTTACGATTTTTACGGCATTGAAAGATTTACCCACAATTATTCAAATATAGCAAACAATATTAAAGAAAATGATAATGTCTATGGACTTATAGGACAACATGATGTAAGATCTTCTATATCCCGTCGGAATATAAATAAACAAGAGTTATTGTCTGAATATGTAATAAATAAATATTCTGGTCAAGAATTTTGGAGAAACTAATGAATCCACATGTAAATATTCTTATCGCTACTCCTGGTAGAAATATGGAAGCGGAATATGTAAAAAGTCTAATACAAACTATTTCATATCTAAATCAAGTAGGTATTTCATACATGTTTTTAAATGAATATTCATCTATGGTTAGTACTGCTAGGGAAGCAACAACAATGGGGGATCAATATCTTGATCCTTTTAATAATAGCCCTGTTCGTGGACAAGTAACATATGATAAAATTTTTTGGATTGATTCTGATATTGGATGGGAAATAACAGACTTTATGAAAATATATGAATCTGATAAAGATATTGTTTCTGGTTTATATTTTAATGAAAAAATGGTACCAATGTTTTCTGTAGCAGTAGAAGATGCAGCAACAGAAATTGATAAAATTTTAAAAAGCAATAAGGAAGAAGAAATTTTTGCTGCAGGATTTGGTTTTATAGCAATGAAACAAGGCGTATTTGAAAATATAAAAAGACCATGGTTTGAGTCAGTATTTGAAAAAATGACTTCAGAAGATGGGGAAAAAGAAATTTTTATTCCTTACGGAGAAGATTTTTCTTGGTGCAAAAAAGCACAGAAAGCAGGATTTAAGATATACTTAGATCCTACAGTCAGTTTGTCTCATTATAAAAAAGTAAAGGTAAGGTTAGATAACTATGGCAAATAAGCCACATTTTAATGTAGTAATCGCTACTCCAGGAAATGGATTTACTCCTGGATATATGAGAAGTATTCTTAAAACAACGTATATACTAAATCAAGAAGGCTTATCTTGGAACTTTTTAAATCAAGGTGGATCTTTAGTTGCAATGGCCCGTGAGTGTACAATTGGTGGCTGGGATACAAATAATATAAATATGACAGAGCCATGTAGTGGTGAATGGACTTACGACAAAATTATTTGGATTGATTCAGATATTGAGTGGGAGCCATCAGACTTTTTTGCATTATATAATTCTGAAAAAGATATTATTTCTGGATGCTATTTAATGGAAGATCGCCACGTTCCTATTTATAATCAGCCTAGAGGCGGAATGATGCCAGAACAAATGCTCCTTGATAAGAATGAGCCATTCAAAGTTGCTGGGGCTGGATTTGGGTTCCTAGCCGTTAAACAAGGGGTATTTGAAAAAATGCCAAGACCTTGGTTTGGCCCAGTAGCAATACCCAATACAGATGAAAACAAAGACACAAATCCTGAGTTTATACTTATTGGTGAAGATCTTTCTTGGTGCACAAAAGCCATTAATTCTGGTTTTGAAATTTGGGCGGATCCCAAAATTAGAGTAACTCATCAAAAAACATTTAAACTTCATTGGATGGATGTTTTACAAAAAAATTATCCACAGGAAAATAAATAATGAAATTACAATTTGAAGCATTTGATAAAGAAACAGAACTTTTGTTTGAAAGTCCAAAGCCAGCAGTTCAGTCTCTTCCACAATGGTATAAAGATATGCCAACAAGAATGGATGAAGAAAAATTAGACGGTTTATCAAAAGATGGGGTTGCAGTTAGTAACTTAACATTAAAGGGATGCTCTCCTTTTCTTGACGCTTTAAGTACAGGCTACATGTTTGAATTACCATTTGATATGGAGTTTAGAAAAAATGATAAAGGAATGATTAATGTTCGTTGGGCAACAAATATTAATCTTATAGGACAACACGGACCAGATCAAGCACCAGGATTACCAGGACCATTTGGTGGCTCTTCAAGTCTTCTTAAGTGGAGACCAGGATGGAGAGTTATTACTCCAAAAGGCTATAGTTGTCTGTTTACGCACCCAACAAACAGGCACGATCTTCCATTTAGAACATTTTCTGGTGTTGTGGATACTGATATGTATAAACTTGGTGTTGAGTTTCCATTTCAACTATTGGATTCCATAATTGACAAAAATGTTTTTATTCTTGAAAAGGGAACTCCTATCTGTCAGGTTATTCCATTTAAGAGAGAAGACTGGAAAAGCGATGTTGTAGAATTTGATGAAGAAGAAAATCGTAAAAATGGTTTCTTATTAAAATCAAAAATAGTTCGTTCATATAAACAACAGTTTTGGCAGAAAAAAACTTACAATTAGGAGATAGCATGGATTGGTTGCAGCAGGTTCCACAAAACGATATTGCGGTGGTAGAAGAATCTTTGCCCCCAATGGGCGGTACAGAAATATTAAAATCTGGACTATATAAATATACTAATATAGCACAGCATGAAGATATTCACCTTTTGCTATCTAATCCATATTTTAAAAATGTAAAATATACAAAAAAGAATTTGCTATGGCAGCATTTGGCTCATAGTGATGAATCGTTAAGATCAGGATATACAGATCCCTCATTTATGAATGCCATAAATTCATTTGTATATATTTCTCACTGGCAACATGAAAAGTATCGCTGGATATTTAAAATCCCTCTTGAAAATGCATATGTAATTAAAAATGCTATTGACCCAATAGAGTTTAAACCTAAGACAAAAGATGGCAAGATAAAGTTAATTTATACTTCTGCCCCATTTCGTGGATTAGACATGCTTTTGCCAGCATTTGAAATGCTAAATAGAGATGATGTTGAACTTGATATTTATTCATCAGCAAAGATGTATGGAACTGGATATGAGGCTCATACAAACGGGGTATACGAAGAACATTTTGAAATAGCCCGTAATATGAAAAACGTTAATTATATGGGATACGCTACAAATGATGTAATTAAAAAAGCCTTACAAGAATCTCATATATTTGCATACCCAAGTACGTTTGAAGAAACATGTTGTTTGGCTATGGTTGAGGCTGGTGCTGCGGGATGTCGTATGGTTACAACTAATCTTGGTGCATTATATGAAACTGGATCAGAATATGCAAGGCTTATGCCAATGCAAGCGGTACCAGAAACATTTATTCCAGCATATGCAAAAACACTAAATGAAGAGATTGACAATTATTGGTCTATAGAAACACAAAGTAAATTACAAAAGCAATCAGATTTTTATAATGAAAATTACTCTTGGGATTTAAGGTCTAAAGAGTGGAATAGATTGTTTGAAAAAATTAGTTCCACTTAGCATTATATTTTACTTGATCAGAAGCAACAATGCTATCAAAAGATTCGGTAGAACTAGAATCAATTAAGTAGTCTCCCCATAAATATTCTGAACGAGAATATCCTAATACAGGCTCTGCTCTACGATAAAAGTCATTATCACCAAACCATATTTGAAATTGCTCATCAGCACGTAGGCTAGAAGATGATGAAACTAACAACATAGCCCCATCAGAGATATTTATAACCTCTGATTCACCCTTAGAAAATTCATCATATGCTTCTTTAATTACAAATGGATCAAATTCAAAAACACCATTTGTTAAGATTACTGAGTCTGCCCCATTTGCAAAAGCATACTCTAGTCCAGTATTCCAATAACGATATATGCCTATATCATTAAAATCTTCCAAATGAACTACGCCTTCATACTCGCCGTACCCGTCTACTTTGTTTACAAAAATAATTTTATTTGAAAAATCATGTGACACTTGACCAGCATATGGATGAGCCACATCTTCTTTTTCACTTGCTTGTGTTTCAGGGTTAAAAACAGTTTTTTCATATGTTTCTGGGGCGGTATAGCCGCCAGATAGTCTATTAACATATGACGTTAAATCAATATCGTTAGAAATGACTGGAACTACTATCCAAACATTATTCATAGGCACCTCCGCTGTGGTAAACTTTCTATAATTATACCATAAAAACAAGCATTATAAATAACATATAGACTTTAAAAAAACAAAAGCACTAACCCTCAACAAAAGATTTACATATTTTTTTAAGCGTGTTTTTCTTTTTAAATTTGTGATATACTTAAGACCACTTCGTAAAATAAGAAGTACTCACTCAATTTTGCTATGAAAGGTAAATAATAAATGTCAGAAAGCGTATTCTCATTTCGTCTATCAGAGGACTTTGTAACAAAGTACTCATTAACTCCTGCACCCTTTGGATTCTCAGACGCAGGCTCTAATTCATTAGGAGAAATTACGTTTATACGCACATACTCTCGTATGAAAGAAGACGGAACAAAAGAAAGATGGCATGAGGTTTGTAAGCGGGTAATTGAAGGAATGTACTCAGTACAAAAAAACCACGCTAAAGATAATCGTCTACCGTGGAACGATAACAAGAGTCAAAAGTCTGCTCAAGAAGCATATGACCGTATGTTTAATTTAAAATGGACTCCACCAGGTAGAGGTCTTTGGGCATTTGGAACTCCTATGACTATGGAAAAGCGCAACTCTGCTTCTCTACAAAATTGTGCAATGGTGTCTACTCGTGATATTGATCGTAATGATCCAGGAGCATTGTTTGCATGGGTAATGGATGCATTAATGCTTGGTATTGGTGTTGGTTTTGATACCGTCGGTCAAGACAAAGAAATCCTTATTAATGCTCCTACAGAGCCAGAAAATGTATGGGAAATTCCAGATACTCGTGAAGGCTGGGTAGACTCTGTAAGAATGTTATTAAACTCATACCTACGTCCTAATCAGGCTATACAAAAGTTTAACTACGACCTTATCCGTCCTCTAGGTGCCCCTATAAAAGGCTTTGGAGGGGTTGCTAGCGGTCCAGCACCACTCATTGCACTACATAACAAGATAGATGCAGTAATCGGCGGTAGAGCAGGAGAAAAACTTGACTCTCGTGCAATTGTAGATATTGTTAACCTTATTGGTACATGTGTTGTTTCTGGAAATGTTCGTCGTTCTGCTACCTTGGCTTTAGGACTACCAGAAGACAAAGATTTTATTAATTTAAAAAATGCAGAGGTTTTTCCAGACAGAAACTCATTTGATTCAGAAAATCCAGGATGGGCATGGATGTCTAATAATTCTATTGCTGCAGAGGTTGGAACAAAATATGAAGACTATGTTAATTTAATTGCAGACAATGGTGAGCCAGGATTTATTTGGCTAGACGTTGCTAGAGATTATGGAAGACTAGCAGATCCTGCAGACTATAAAGATTCTCGTGTTATGGGATTCAATCCTTGCGCTGAACAACCATTAGAAAGTTATGAGTTATGCACACTTGTAGAAGTTCATTTAAACCGTCATGAAGACAAAGAAGATTTTCTTCGTACACTAAAGTTTGCATATCTATATGGTAAGACCGTTACACTTATGCCAACACATTGGCAAACCACAAATGGAATTATGCAACGTAATCGTCGTATTGGAACATCTCTAACTGGTATTGCATCATTTGCAGACACAAAAGGTATGCCAGTAATTCGTGAGTGGATGGACGAAGGGTATAAAAAGATTCGTGCATACGATCACTCATACTCAGAATGGCTATGTGTACGTGAGTCAATTCGTGTAACTACCGTCAAACCTTCAGGATCTGTTTCCCTATTATCTGGTGCAACACCAGGAGTTCATTGGGGTCCAGGAGGAGAATTCTATCTTCGTGCTATAAGGTTTGGCAATACAGATCCAATGGTGCATTTATTTAAAGCGGCAGGGTATAAAATTGAAGATGACGTAGTATCTGCAAACACTTCAGTAGTATATTTCCCAGTAGCATCTGGACATCCTCGTTCTGAAAAAGATGTAAGTCTTTTTGAAAAGATTGGTTTGGCTGCTACCGCTCAAAAGTATTGGTCTGACAATGGAGTATCTGTAACTTTATCATTTGACAAGGAATCTGAGACTAAGCATATTGCTCCAGCATTACACATGTATGAAGGTCAATTAAAGGCAGTTTCATTTCTGCCGATGGGTAATAAAACTTATCCTCAACAACCATATACAAATATTACAAGAGAAGAATATAACTCTTACGTTGGAAAAATTGGTAAAATTGATTGGTCCGCTATCTATGATGGCAAGGATAATCTTGACGCAGAGTCTGAAAAGTATTGCTCAACAGACGCTTGCGAAATTAAATTATACTAGCCTTCATCCTGCTATAATAAGAGGATAGGAGAACTATGGCCAACCCGTCTAACTTATATGCAGAAAAGATATTTTCTGAGCATCCTCTGGCGCTATGGGCTTTGGATCAAACTGTTGACTATATAAGTTTATTTAATTTAAACTATCAGGATATTCAAAGTTTTTGGACGGTAAGTGGAGCAACCGCCTCTTTAGAAACATCAGACGTAGACGCACCATTTTCTACAGTAAAAGTAAATAAACTATTAGGAACTGTTCCTGCAGGAGCAACTGCAGATATTGTTTGCATCAGCCCAGAGTTAGTAAACTTTTCAGACTTAAATGCAGATCTTGGTACATTTTGTGTAGGTGCTCACATATACGTTGACAGCGTACACATAAACTCTATATCTATTGGTTTTGAATACACAGACACAACAACAGCAAGTGTAGTCCAAAAATTAAAAACTTATGAAAATCTTACAGAAAATTCTTGGGTTTTTGTTTCACAAACTTCAGAAATAGTCAGTGAAAATACAACACTTAGGGTTGTAATAAAAATAACTTCTCAAACTGGTGGTGCAACATCCTCTGACTATTTGTATTATATAAATGGAGTCAGCGTTGGTCAATGGTCTGAAGA